CGATGCCAGCGCATGGTTGGTGAATTCGTCTTCGACTTTGCCGAATACCGCGGCCGCGGTGCGGCCATTGCCGGCAAAGTCCGAGCCGTGAAGCTGATTAGCCGTGGAGGCCCGCAAATCGGCGAGCTGGCTGCGCTGTGCCGGGGTGAGCGATCCCGGATCGGCGACGAGCGTGCGCAGAAACGCCGTACCGGGGCCGGTGCCGCCGCTCTGTGCCGCTGCATCCGCTTCGGCAGCGATCTGCGAGTCCGTGGCCTGCGCAACCCTGGTGGCCGCCTGCACACCCTGGACACCCTGGTCGATCGCTTTCGTCGCTTTGTCGTTCGACAAAAGCGAAGCGACGGTGCCGCCTATTGCCGCGAGCCCCGAGCCGATTAATTGCCACATGGCCGTTCACCGATTGTGACGAATTGTTACGTCATCTTGTTGAAGCGCGAGGCCGCCGGCGCCACTGGCGCTGCCATGCGTTGCGGCTGGCCGCCGGGCATCGCCGCACCAGGGCCGGCATCGCCGGCGCCGGACGGATCGCCGCCGGCGCCGCCAGCTCCACCGCCGCCCATCAACTGATCGAACACAAAGCCGATCTCGGGCAGGAGCTTCTTCAGCACGCCCGCGGCTTGCGGCGTCACGCCTTGCTTCAAGGTCTCGGCGTCCTGTGACGAGAAGGTACTGAGCCTTTGCAGAAGCGCCGCCTGCAACGGATTGCGCGGGTCGACGTTGCGCGCCATGCCCTCCGGCATAGCGCCGGGAGGACGCTGCGCGGCGGCGGCCGGCGGCGCGGGTTGTGCCGGCTGTTGTGCCGGAAGCGATTGCGGCTGCTGTTGCTGCGGGAGCATGGATGGTTCCTTTTCTCGTTAAAACAGACCGTGAAAGAAGTTGCCCGGCGTACCGGCAGCGCTCCACAGCGCGCTGGTCGGATTTCCGGCATTGCTCGGCGCGACGAGCTGATTGAGCGTGAGACCGGGCGCGGCACTCGGCGCGGGTGACGTGGGTGGCGGAGCAAACGACACATTCGATAGCGTGTTGTCGGCCCCGCTTGATGGCAGCGCCGCCGGCGGTGCCTGGGAGACTGGCGGCAGCGGGCCGCTCGATGGCGCTTTTGCCGATGTCGGCGTCGGCGCCGTCAAGCTCGCGCCAAGCCCGACGCTGGGCGATTGCGACGTGACGGCGCCGCCAGATGTCAAATTGTCATTGCCGACATTGATCGGTGTTTCGCTGGCCATGGTCAGGACGCTGGTGGGGTGATCGGGAATCCGGCGACGTGGGCACTAGCGAGCGCATCGTTGAGCGCCTTGCAGAATGCCATGCCGACATTGGCGGTGAGCTGCGCGTTGGCGATGCTAGTGCTCGACGGATCGGGCAGATTATTCGGGTCGATGGTCGTTCCGGACTGTTGCGTCAGAGCGGTATAGAAATCCTGCAAGTAATCGTTCAGTGTTTGATAGTCGATCTCCCATTGCCCGGTGAGCCGCGGCGGCGATGGGATGTCCACCGAGGTTGCGTTGCTGCTCGCCATGGCGTCCTCTATCCGATCTCGACGGCGCGCACCTGCGCCTTAATCAGATTGACTGGCGCGTCGTCGCTGCACATGATTTCCCATTGGAACGTGGTCGCGGTGCCGAACGGGCCGAAATTCTTGAACTGGATGTTGTCGCCTGACACGCCGAGATCGCGTTTGATCCAGGGACCGAAGGCGCGGCCGTCGCGACGCGCGCGCACCGCGATGGTGGCGGCCTTGGTATTGGAGCCGCGGCCGCGGGTGAGCTGCAGGCGAAAATCCTCGATCGAGACCTGGTTGCCCTGGGCGATATGCGCAGTCCGCACCAGCCACCGCTGCATGGTCGCGCCATCGATCCAATAGCTGTCGGTGGTGAACTTGTAGATTTTCCCCTCGCCGCCGACGAACACCTGATCCCACAGCGGCCAGTGCGACCAGCCCGGCCAGCGCGTCGGCTGGCCTACGGTGTTGTCGAAGCCGTAAAGCTGGAAGAATTTCTTGGCGCGATAGTCGAAGACGATGGTGACGCCCTTGGTGCCGTATTCGTTGGTGGCATGCGGCATCTGCAACAGGATGAACTTCTGGCCGAGAAGGTGCAGCGGTTGATCGGGATAGCCGCCCATCCAGGCGTCGGTCCAGTCGTCGATCTTTTCCAGCAACAGCCCGATCTCGGCGGAGACGTTCTGCGACACCTGCGCCTGGAACTTGACCAGCTCCTTCTTGCTGTTGACGGTCCAATTGCCGTTGTCGGCGAACAAGAGAAGATACGGCGTGAGCGCGCCGTCGCCGATCGACCAGCGCCGGTAGAACGCCGCAGCGCTCGTGCGGCTGCGCTCCCATTGCTCGAATTTCTTAGGGCCCCCGAAGATCAACTCCCGGAACGGGGTGATGGTAAAGCAGGTGATCGGGTTTGGGTCGCTGTCGGCGGATTGGCTGTTGAGCGCCGGCCACTGATCGATGAAGCCCGGATTGGAATTGAAGAAATCGAACGTGTTGATCTGGTTGGCGACCGCGATGCCGTCGATCCAGCCGACATAACTTGCCTGCGGCGCGTCTTCGCTCAAGATTTCGGTCGTGCCCTGGCGCAGCCGCACCACCTGGCCGCCGGCCGCAAACAGCATTTCCTGGTTGGTCGGCGCCATGATGACGCGCAAGCCGCCGGAGACCGGAACGCCGGTGCATGGCGTGACGGCGCCGTTCTCGCCGATCCGATAGACCTGGCCTTTACTGGAGGCCGCGATCAGGTCGCCCTCGAACTCGCAAAGATAGATGCGGCCGTTGTCGTTGAACTGCGCCTTGAGGTCGACGAAGGTTTTCAAGCCGGGGAATCGGGTGTGGCCGCCGAGCTCGTTGATGAAGCCGTTCTCGACCGCGGTCTGATATTGCACCACGGCGTCCGGATCGAGATTGGCGAACAGTCCCTTGTCGAGCGGAAGGGCTATCCAGTCCGAAGGGTCGCGGCGCTGCTGTGCCATTTACAGGATCGGCGCCGTTGCGAGCACGCGGACGTTGACGAACCATTCGACGGTCATGGCGGTGTCGCCGGTGACGTAGAGCACTGCATTTTGGCCCTGCGCCACCAGGTTGCCGGTCCAGTTGCTGTCGCTCACCGAGTTATAGACGCCATGATCGGCGCTCAGTCCCGACGCGGTATTGTTGAGAAGGCCGATACTGACCGTGCCCTGGGTCAGCGCCGCCGCCGCCAGCGCGCTGCCGCCCTGGGAATCGGTGATGACTTCGCCGGTTTGGAAACTTCCATTCGGGCCAAGCGTCACATCTTGCAGCGTGAGGGTGCCGCTCGATCCCCCGGCGGCGACGGCGATGATGCGTCCCGTTGCACCGCTGGCCTGCCCGGTGACCACGCTTCCGGCGGCGAAGGCGCTCAGTGGGGTGTTGTATGTCAGCAACGCGCCGCTGCAAGACACGGCCCACATTGCCTTGAACCAGGCATTATCGAGCGACGTGCGGGAGCGCGCAACGATGGTCGCCTCAAGAAGTGCGTGCTGCCCGGACTGAAGCAGCATTTCCCAGACCGGAAACTGCGAGTTGTTGGTGGTTACGCCGACCGAATAGCCGTCGCGGGTCGTGAAGCTCGACACCCAGGCTTGGGCAGTGCCGGCAAACTTGACGCCGCCGATGATGCGGCAGTCTTGCGCCACAACATTGTAACCCGGGTTGGTGATGGTGATCGTCTCGTTGGTGAATTCGGAGCGACGGAAGGCGACGTTCTGCAGCGTTCCTTTGAGGTTGATGGCCGCACCGTTTGCCCCGGTGCCGATAAAGGACGCATCCTGACACTCAAAGCCGATGGCAGTGTTGCTCTGCGCGGCGTTGAGCGGGGTGCCGTCCTCGAGCTGCAGATCTGTGGTGTTGCCGTTCCAACTGCAGCTCTTGAGCAGCGTCGCGCTTGCGCCGAGTGCATGAAACGCGATGCCGATATTGTTGAAAAACCGCAAATTGGCAAAGCTCAAATGATCGCACGGCTTGTCCACGTTGGCGATTTCGATGCCGGCGATCGAGCAGGTGTCGATCTGGCCGCCGTCCCAGCGGCCGAATTCGAGCGCGCCGCCATTGCCGTTGTCGGTATAGCCGTGGCCCTGAAATCCGGTCAGACAATCGGAAATATAGACTTCGCGCCAGCCGTACTGGCCGCCGCCGATGAGCTGGATGCCGGTGGCGAAGCGCTGCACCAGGACATTGTCGAGAATGACGCCGGTCATCACCTCGGCATAAAGCCCGATCGAGCCGTTGGCCTGATTGAGCCCGTCGATCGACAGGTTCTTCAGCCCGGCCTGGCTGCCTCCGATAGTCACCACGTTGCCGGCAAAGGTCAATTGCAAGGTGGTGGCGTCGCGCCCCTGCCCGCTCAACGTCACGTTCTGCGGCAGCGTGATGGACGTGAATGGAAACACGCCATCGGGAAGCTCGATGGTCCCGCCGCCGGCGCCAGCGGCGTCGCCGATCGCCGCATCGAGCGTGTTGGTGTTCGTCGTTGCCGACGCGCCGGTCTGCCCCACGGCCAAAAAAACGCCGAAGTCGAGCACATTGAGCTGCCGCGCCAGAATGTCGGCAAGCTTGTTGCCGACAAGCGCGCCGGTGGGGAGCACCGTGGCCTGCGACGCATCCTGTCCCACAAGCGTGGTCAGCGGCGGCGTGATGACGCCGGTGCGATCGACGCTGTTGATGCTCAAGCTGTAGGGCTGACCGGTGTAGAGCGGCACCGCGAACTTGCCGTAAGTGTTGCCTTGCGGGTCGGTCTTCGCGATCAGCGTTTGCGGATTGGATGCCGGCTGGGTCAATGCCTGATCGGTGAAGACCGCAGCAGGTGTTTGCGTGTCGCCGACATTAACTTGGACGGTCGCGAGCGCGTAGCCCTGCTGCCACGTGTCGAATTCGGCGATCAAAACGGAAGGCATCGATCACTCCCCGTCAGCGCCGGGCCAGAAACAGGTCAGCGCGCCGCCTTCGCCGAGGCGAAACAATGTCGGCTGGCCGTCCGGTGCGTGCTCGCCCCAATGGATGATGTCGGGCGGGATCAGCTTGTACTCGTCGCCGTCGAGATACCACCACTGATCGGCGCCGTTTTTTTTGTCGACGCGAAACTTGGTGCGCACCACATCGGAGTGCTTGCAGCAGCTCTTGAACGGAAAGCGCTTCTGCGCCTCCGGCGTCAATTCGGCGTGCTCGTACCAGTCGCGCACTTCGGGCGCGGCTTGCGCGTATTGCGGCTTCCATGTGGCATGCGCCGGCGCTGGCCGCACGGCCATAAAGAAACACGTGCTCACGCCTACGGCCGCCAGAAGAAGCAAAACAGCCAGCAGGATTTTACCGAGCCACTCGCCGCGTTGCCGCGCGCGGTGACGTTGGCGCCAAGTCGCCATGCTATTTCTTTCCCTTTTTTTCTGCGTAGGCTTGCTTCACGTCGGCAATGCAGGCCCGGCCCAGCGCCTTGTCGGCGTTGGCGCTGAAGAGCGCGGCGTCGTCCTTCATGAAGGCAACGCTGGCGTCGGTTTGCGCGGTGATCGCGGGCAGCGGCGTCGGCGCCAAGACCTTGCCGCACTCGTCGAGCGCGGCGAGATCAATGCCGAGCGGCGGGGTGCCCGAGGCGCTATTTTGCGTGATTGCGCAGCCGCAGAGCGTCGTTGCCGAGAGGACAAGCGCCGCCGCTCTTTGCCGCCAAAAGCTTGTGTTCATAGCTGTCGATCTGTTGCTGTTGCGCTGCGTTGATCTTTTGCAGCGACATGATTTTCAGGTCGTATTGGGCGGTGATTGCCATGTTGGTGCGCTTGTCGCGCTGCTCGAACTGCTGCGCACGGCTGGCGTCGGCCGCATCGCACTCCGCTTTCTTGTCCGCGTTGCCCTGGTGATAGGCGAAGATGAAGCCCCAATAGCCCACGGCCACCAGGACAGCGGTGCGGATGGCAAACTTGCGCGCGGTCGGGTCGAGATAGACGACGGCCGCGCAGCCGATCAACGCGGCGACCGACAGGCCGGTGATCTCGCTGATGTGCTTGACTTCGCTCCAGGCATTGGTGATGCCGTCGAAAATTTCATACATGGTCGTTCACTTTCTGCTATAATCCACGCGAGCCGACTCACGATTTTGGACCCCGCCGTGGCCTATAAATCCCCGAGACGAAGACGCGTTTTGATGACCGCAGGTGAGCGAAAAGGCAGGCTTGTTGCGATCAAGTTTGTCTGGCGCACTAAACAGGGACACGCTATGTGGCGCTTCCGTTGCGATTGCGGCGGAACGATTGTTGCCAGAGTGGGCGCCGTGCGGTCCGGCAACACTGTTTCCTGCGGGTGCCAGAAAATCGAGAGCGCGACGCGGCATGGAATGTCACGATCGGCCGAATATCGCGCGTGGAGCGCAATGCTTGATCGGTGCTACAATCCGAAGAACAAGGCCTTTCCCAACTACGGCGGTCGTGGAATAAAAGTCATCGCTCGATGGCACGAATTCAAAAACTTCTTCTCTGACATCGGGCCTCGACCGCGAGGCTTAACATTAGAGCGGCTCGACAACGAGCGGGGTTATTCGAAGAAAAACTGCGTCTGGGCAAATTGGTCCACGCAGGCGCGGAATCGGCGTAAGCCGATTAGACGTGGTCGTTCTTAAGCTTCGACCAGCGATCGAAGATGAGGAAGCCGCCGAGCGCGATGATGGTGGCGGCAACGATCAGCCCGAACCCTGGCGAGTGCGCGAAGTCGGCAAGACGCGACACCAGCTCGCCGCCGCCGAGCGCGTCGAAGTGCCCCTTGGCCTCCTCGAGCGGCGCCGCGGCTTGATTGGCGGCGTTGATGGCGGTGATGACGCCGCCGGCCGCAACGCCGCCGCCGGCAGTGATGGCCTTGGACTGCGTCGCCGGCTTCGGCGGCGGGTTGCGTTCGCCCTTCGGGCAGAACACGACGTCCGGATGCGGCGCCGCCGGTCCTTCGACGTGATCCGGGGTGTTGAACCAGGCGATCTCGGCGGTGCGGCGATGGGTGAGCCCGTCCATGTGCTCGCCCTTGGAATAGGTGTATTGCAGAAGCTTCGCCGGCACCGCCTGGATGTTGCCGGCGTTGATGAGATTGATGGCGGCGATCGCCGCATGCGGACAGTTGAAATAGGTGTCGTAGAGCGCGTCGGCTTGATGCTGGGTCACCGGCACCTTTAAGAGCGCGTTGACGTGCGCCTCGCATGGCGCCAGATCGTGCGACAGGATTTGGTCGCCTTCATCACGCGTGACGCGCAATCCCTGTACGATCTTCGGCGCACCGGCCGCATCGGTATGACCGGTGGCGATGGTCAGCGTGCCGCGCACCGGCCCGCCGTCCCATTCGGGATAGGCAAGTCGCCCGGTACGAGGATCCCGCTCCTTCGGCCGCTTGTCGTCGTAGACGTAGGGAACGAACTCCTCCCACGGCTCGGTGAGCCGCGCGCGGCACGCGGCGCTCATCTGGCGCATCGGCGTTACTCCAAGCTTGCGGGGATCGGGGACGATCAGCCGTTCGAGCCGGGCGATTGCTGCACGCCGCTGGCGTCGACGACGGGCGCGCCGCCCTGCAACACCACAACCGGCGGCCCCTTCACTGACGGCAGCGGAACGAAGCCGCCGAGCTTGTCCTCGATCGCCTTGATGCGCGGTTCGAGCCCGGCGATCCTGTCTTCGAGCGTTGTCAGCCCGGTCTGGAACTCCGCGATATCGGCTTTGCCCCTGTTCGCCCACGCGTGCAGCATCGCAAGGCCCCAGCCCCAGCCCTTTTGCGCCACCAGCCAGGCGAACCGCGCCACGATGACCAGGAAGGCGCCGGTTGCCAGGATCGCCGCCGTCTTGATGTACGGAGCGAAAAAGAAAGCGACCGCGGCGAGCGCCAGGCAGAGCAGCACGCCGAGGATGATGTAGACGAGGAGCTTCTTGCTCACGACAGTCTCCTGGAATGCGAAAGGCCGCCCGGACGGCGGCCTTTCTGGATGGTGTTGATGGGCGGCTTACAGATTTCCCATCAGCGAATTCATCAGCTGGGTCACCTGCGCTGAATTCAGGTAGCTCTGGAACAGCACGAAGTCGGCAATATCGACTTGCGCGGCGACGCCCGAGCCGGACGACGCCTGCGGGCGGCCGATCAAGAGCGGGTAGGACGATGACGCCGCGCCTTTGCCGGTATAGGCCGAGGCAGTGAGAACCTGGGTGCTGTTGACATAGCCGTCGATCGCACCGGAGCCCGAGCCGGTTTGATTGATGGCGAAGCACACGAAGCCGAAGGCGTTCTGCAGCGCGGCGCCGCCGGTCATGTTGACGGTGCCGACGCTGCCGTTCATGTAAAGCTGGAACGTCGATGACGACGTGCCGTAGGTAAAGCCGAAGCCATGGTCGAATGTAGACCCTGTCGTCGGGTCGCCGTTGCCGAGCATCGCCAAGACTTGCGACACGGATGTGCCGACCGAGCCGACCGGCGGCAACAGCCGCAGCGCCGCAGCGATCGTCAGCCCGCCAACCGCAGTGCCGAGATCGAAGGCGGCGTTGTGCGCGTTCCACAACCCGACGTCGCGCTCATTGGCGTTGGCGGCATCCTGGCCGAAGCGGACAACGTCAGTGCCTTTGAATGCGTTCGGCACCACGAGCAGCGAAGTCGCCTTCGGTGGCGAGAACGGATTGGCATCGTGCCAGCCCGCATTCTCCGGCGCGAAGCCGCCGACTTCACTCGGCCACGAGGTGATGACGCCGCCCGGCGTCGCGGTGAAGCCGGCCTGGCGCAGCCACAGCACCGGCGACAGCGCCGAAACGCCGTTGGCCACGGTCTTGAGATGGCGTAGCCGCGGGCCGGTGAGCGTCGCGCCGGGAAGCTTTGGGACAGCCTGCGTGCTCATAGGTCGTAACCAAATCTGACGATGACGGTCGACGCACCGTTCGGCAACGTGAGGGTCACCTTGCCGGTGGTGCCGGTCGAAAACACGATGCCGGGGCCATAGACGCCGGTGCTGTCGCGCGCCGAGCCGGCGACATTCGGTGCCGCCGCACTGAGATCGGACGACGTTTCCGGCAGCGTGAAGGAAAAGCTCGCGGCGCCCGCGGTCACGCCGGTCAGCGCCGCCGCAAAACTGCCTTGCACCTGGTCGCCGCTGCGGCGGTATTTGGCCGCGGTCACCGCGCCGATCGTGCAATTGCTGATGCTCACCGGCGCCGGCGCATAGGTCTCGCCGTTGATTTGCGGATCGTACGCGAGGAGGCCGGTGAAGACGTTGCCGCCCTGGCCCCACACCGTCTGGAACGTGCGGTTGGGAAGCGGGAACATGCCGATGTAGCTCGCGGTGCCGCCGGAGGCGAGCCGGAATTGCGCACCGAAATTGCGCGCGAAGTCGAGCGAGTTTGAGCCGACAGTTTGCGTCGGTGTTGCGCCGCGATCGAAATAGGCGACCGCGCCACCGCCGATGTCCTCAAGCCACGGGTTGCCCTGCGCGTTCCAAGCCGATGCGACACCGGCGCTCCAAGTGAAGCCGAGGTCCTGCGAGCGATAGAAGTAGACCGGCGTCGGCGTGCCGCCATCGGCGTTCGAGCGCACGCCGAGCAGGACTTCCTTGGTGGCCTTGTTTTGGACGATCGAGCCCTCGTTGCGGGACAATCCATCGGTCGCGCCGGTGCCCACCGCCGGCGTCGCGCGCAAGGTCCAGGAAATGCCCTTGTCGATCGAGGCGAAGACGCTGGTCTGATACGGATTGTTGAACTGAAAGGCCGCCACCAACAGCGTGCCGTCGTCGAGCTGCTCGATGCGGCCGGCTTGCGCCAGCCCGGCGGCGCCGGAGCCGCCGCCGATCAGATGCGGCTGCGACAGCGTAATCACCCCGGCGCTCATCGTGCCGGTATAGTGATAGACCAGACTGTTGGCGGCGAAGACGTAGGCGATGATGTGGATCGTCGCGCCGTCGACGTCGACCTTGACCGCGCCCACATAGGCGTTGAGCGACAGCGCCGACAGATCGAGCAGCGCCGTGCCGGCCGGCGGCGTGCCGCCGTGCAGCGCCCAGGTCGAATAATAGATTTTTCCGAAGCCGCCGGTGGTCTCGATCCACAGCGCGAACGCGGTCTCGCCGACGACGCCGCTCGTCGGCTGGGTGGCAACGCCGCTCGCCGACAGCGTCTGCACGTTGGAGAGCTTCGGCACCGCATGCGTGGCGGTTGCGGCAAGCCGCGACGCCAGATGGCCGCGGCGCACGTCGCCCTGCTGCGCCAACGCGGCGGGCGAAAGCGGCGGCGTGGCGTTGGAATTCTGGCTGGCGAATTGCAGCGCCCAGGCCGCAACCGTTCGCGGGCCGAGATCGAGATTGACTTCGAGCTTGTCGCTGCGGATTTCGGCTGGCAGCATTTTGGCGCTGTCGAGAAACAGCGGCGCATCCGTCGCATAATCGCTCGCGACATTGGTCAGCGCGCCGCTCAAGCCGCTGTTGATGCCCATGAGGCCGAAATTGAGCGCCGTGGTGCCGATGGTGATGCTGCCGGCGGTGAGATTGAGCACGTATTGCGCGCCGGCGTTGAGTGTGCCGCCCAGGACGACGATGCCGATCAGCGCCAGAAGCGCCGGCGTATTGGCGTCGGTGACGCGGGTGAGCACGAAAGCGGTGCCGCCGTCGCCGACGACGCTCAACTGATAGACGCCGTAATGGGTGGCCGAGCTGGCGCCGGTCCAGATCAGGTAGCGCTGGTTGAGGACCGGCGCGACGCCGTCGACGGTCGGGAATGCGCCATTGGCGGTGCCGGTGATGGTGGCGCCGACGCCGGCGGCGCCGTTGTTGTACGTGTAGGCCGGCAGCGTGAAGCCGCTCCGCGGTGTTGCCGCGGCCACACCGAGCGCATTCCAATTATAATTCGCGCTTGCCGCCGCCGCCGCCGCCGCGGCCGTAATCGCCGCATTCTGCGCATTGATGGTCGCGTTGGTGACGATCCCGGTATCGGTCGCCACGATTGCCGCATTTGCACTCGCCGATGCGGCGGAGGCGGATGCGGAAGTCGCGGCAGCGGCGCAAGCGGCCTGTGCTGCGGCGATCGCCGCCGCATTGGCGTTGATGGCGGTGAAGTCGAACGCGATCTTCAGATTGCCGGCGGTCACGTCGGCGCCGACCGATGCTCCCGAAATATAGTCCTGGGTCGCCAGATAGATGTTGCCGTTCACCGCATCGACGACGAAGTCCGAGGAGTAATACTGCGTGCCGGTGACCCAATTGCCGCGCCAGGTGCCGCGCGGGTTGATGATGCCGGTCGAGTGCGACGGGATCGAGCCGCCCAACACCATGCCGATCGCCGGCACCTGGATATAGACCGGCGCCTGGAGTTTTCCGGTGCTGTCGAGCACCTGCGGGTTGGGCACCTGCGTGGCGCTGATCGGATCGGCGAACAATTGCGCCAGCGTGCCGGTGGATTGCCCCGAGGAGTTCACCGTGTAGAACGCAACGCTGCAGCCGATGTAAAGCTGATTGGCGAGCGCAAAATCGGGGATGGAGCTGCGGAAGGCCATCAGTAAAATCCGAACCGATGCACACCCGGATGATCGAGCGCGCTCACGCAATGGTCATCGAACGGCTCGCAGATCGGCGGCTCGGTATCGTGCTCGCGGTTCTCGAAGGCGAGTAGTGCTGCGCGGGAGGCGGCGGCCGATTTGCCCCAGCGGTTGAGATCGCTCTCCGGGCGCTTGAAGATCGGCCCGGAGCCGAGATCGTGCGAGAGCTGCCAGACCAGATAACGCTGCCAGCCTTCGCGGAATTTGGTGATGTCGGCCGCTGAAGGCTGCGCCCCCGTCACGCCGGCCGGCGCCACCTTCGGTGCATAGGTCTGCACGTCGAAGATGACGACGTAGACGTTGGTGTCGGTAACCGCCGGAATCGGATAGGGGAAGAACTGCGAGTCCGGCAGTCGGTCGATATAGACGATGCGCGGCGGTCCGGTTTCCGCCGGCTTGCGTAAATCCATAAAGTCATCACGCGTGACGATCTCAAGCGGCGTTACGCGCCCCGAAGGCCACTGCAGATGCGCGGCCTTGGGAAATTGGATGCCGTCGACCGGCGCATTGGCGCCGAGCGCGCCGATCAGATCGTAGGCGCCGGTGCCGTTGGTCAGCAAAAATTTCACCTGATTGGGCGACGGCACCAGGAACAACAATTCCTCGGTGGCGGCGAGCTCCGACAACAGAAGATCGAGCCAGAACATGGCCTCGCGCAGATGCTCCGGATCGGCGGCCGAATCCGTCACCGGAAACGCATTGATGACGCGAAGCGCCCGCTCGCAAAGCTGGCGCGCGGTAAGGACCTGGCTCACGGCGGTTTAATCTTCGCTGTACAAGCGGTCCGCCTGCGAGGCAACGGGGCCGGTCTCCAGCTCCGCGGCCGGATAGAACTCCTCGCTGTCGCCCTCCTCGGCCTGTCCGGCAATCTGGCGCGCCGGGCGCTTCTCCAGGTTGGCGTCGCGCTTCTTCTTCTTCTGCTCGATGATGAAGTCGATCATGCGGCCGCGGTCTTTGCCCTCGACCGCGGCTTCGCCGCCGGGCAATTCCACGGTCCGCTGTATGAGCGCCATGGTGGAGAGCTCGCTGTAGCGCGCGATCGTCTGGTTGTCGGCAATCTCGAATTTCTCGCCGGCGCCGAGTTCTTCGGGCTGCTTGGGCTGCCGGCTATACGGCAACAGGTTGCCTTGCTCGTCGGTGTGCTTGAAGGCGTCGATCGCCAGGAACCGCACCGCGACCGGAAACGGCAGCTTGAGCGGCTTGCCCGGCTCGAAGGTGAATGACTTGAGGATTTTGCCGGTCCCGCGCGGGCCAGCAACCCACATATCGTGCGTGCGCGGCGGCTGACCTTGAACCGCGGTGGTGTCGAGCACGAACAACGTGGTCGGAATGGCGGCCTTTTCGGTGCCGTCGTTCGTTGCTGGCGGCAATGGTGCGGCAGCGCGAGGCAATAGCTCGCCGGTATATTCGTCACGCTCCTGCGCAGCGGCAGCGCTCGATGCAGCGTTCATGGGTCGCGTCCTTCAAGGTTGTTGACATGCCGAAACGGGGCCGGCCGGGCGGCGACGCCCGGCCGGTAGAATTTTCAACGGCGCTCGAGGCGGCGCTTTAGCCGTTGAGCACGTAGGGCAACAGGATGAAGCCCTTGGCCGCGACCGCGCCCGAGGAGATCGTCAGGCTGATGTCGGACGCGGTCTGCGCATCCGACGTCGCCGGCGCATTCGAGGAAAACAGCGCGCCGTTGGTGCCGATGACCTGGCCGGCGTTCGTGGTCGAGGCGGCGTTGATGAAGCCGGTGGCATTGCCGCCCGATTCCGACGACAGCAAGCCGCAGCTCACCGTCTTTGAGGCTTCGAGCGTCGTCACCAGGATGCCGCAGCCATGCAGCCGATCGAGGATCATGGACGAGGCTGGGAACTTGAAGCCATTCGCGGTCTCGGTGTTGGCGGCATAGTCGGCGATCGAGAACGGCATCTTCATCACGCCGCGCTTGCGCGCGGTATCGATGTTGATCTCGTTCGGGCCGGACGGCGAGACGTTCAAGAACACGCCGAAATGGCCCTTCGCGGTCTGGATGTAGAGATCGACCTTGGCGGTGACCGAGCTGTCATACTGGAACTGGATCAGCCCCGAGGTGAGCGCGATCGGATTGGTGAGCGTTGCGCCGGTGAGATCGAGCAGCGCTGCCTTGTCCGGCGTGCCCGCCTTGGTGACATAGCAGACGGCACCGCTATCGTTGATGTTGACGTCCTTGAACACGTCCTTGAGCTGGACGCGAACATTTACAAGCGTGACCATGGTGGGTTACCCCTTGAGTTTGAGGAATTCCGGGAATTCGAAAGCCTTCTGAACCTTAAAGACGCCTCGCCCGCGCGAAATCTTTCGTCTCGCGCGGGCGTCGCTATTGCGGTGTGGCGCTTACTGCGCGGCGGCGGTCTTGAGCGCGATGCAGCCAAAGTCCTGCCGCGTCGGGTTCAAGCTGCCGTCGAGATCGTAGAGCGACAGGAACTGCGGTTTGAGCATCCCGAGCTTGCGACCGACGCCGATGCCGGGCCGGTTGCCGTAGTCGGTAAGCACCGCTTCGCGCCAGAACATCGAGCCGATGGTGGCGATCGCGCCGGCTTGTGCGCCGAGCAGCATCGCCTGCGCACCATCCACGGTGCCGCCGGCGCCCCACTTCGAGCCCGACGCCATTCCGGTGGTGTTGAACACCTTGTTGTGGTGATGGATCACGGTATTGCCGATCGTCACCGACGCGCCGGTGAACAGCGGGTTCTTGCTCGAGCGCTTCTCGGCCGACCGCACGATGGTCTGGTAGGTCGGGTCGAGCTGCAGATCGCGCCATTGCGGCTCGCTCATCAGCAGCACGTAGTAATTGCGCCCGCCGTCGCGGATCGGCCGCAGCCGCTTGGTGGCGGCAAACGACGTCGTCGACACCACCGTCGCCCAATTCATGGTGTTGGACGTGGTGACGGTGGCTTCGCTGGTCGCCGTGCCGGCAAACTTGATGCGGTTCGAGGACGGCGCCACCACATCGGCGGCGAACGTCAACGCCGGCAACTGGCTGTTGGTCCGGGTCGCCCCGTTATAGGTGAGCGAGTAGGACCGGCCCGAGAGCGTGAGAAACATCAGCTCGTCGAGCTTGTCGGAGAGCCAGAAGGTGAGCTTGTCCTTCGACTGCATGCGGAACCGGATGACGGTCGCCTGCTCGGCCATCTCGCCCTTCGACTTGTTGCCGTTGCGCAACTGATCGATGCGGATGGTCTGGCTGTCGTTTTGCAGGGCCTCTTCGTTGCCCTCCAATTCGTTGTCGCCGACAACGCCGTCCGATTGCATGTCGAGCACGAGCTGCATCACGCACTCGAAGCCGCGTTCGGTCTCGGTGAGCTTCGTCACACGCTGGATGACGGAGTTCATGTCGTTGTCGTTCTTGCCAATAAAGCCATTGGCAAAGAAGAACGATTGATCGCGGCCGTTCTTCCAAAGCTCGGCCGCCCAGACGATTTTCTTCGCGGCGCTCAGAGCGCCGAAGTCGGTTACTGCCACGGTGGCACCTTTTAAATGTCAGTGGTGCCGAGGAGTCTCATGCGCTGCGCTTCGGACATCCTGTCGTAAGCATCCTCGCTCATGGCCTCGATCGCCGCGTCCGTAAGCTGGCTGGCATCGCCGTTGTTGCCGTTCATTGCCGACAGATTCGGCGGCTGACCGGCTTCGACGTCGAGCTTGCCCTTGCGGATGGCCGCGATCGGGGAAAGCGGGGGTTGCTGTTGACGAGCGCCCTGCCCTGCCGGCGGCTGCTGTTGCTGCTGCTGGCCGGGTTTCGGTTGCTGAAGACCGGGAATAGCGATGCCCTTTGCCGTGGCTTTCGCCGACAACATCGTCGGGCCAAGCTGATCCATCAGCACGGCGGCCTCTTCGCGCAGAGCGAGAGTGCCGGCCGGCGTCATGACGTCGACGCCTTTGTCGATCAGATTGGCAACCGCACGATCGCGGACGTATTTCCAGTCGATGTCTGTGCCGACTTGCTCGAACACGTCGATCCACGGATGGTCCGCTTTGATTGCCTCGGTGCGATCCTCAAGGTAGAGGTCGCTCGGCTGTTGGGCTTGCGCCGCCGGCTTCACCTTCGCGAGCAGGACTTCCTCGCGGATCGCCTGCTCTTGATTGCTCAGCTCGCGCGTCCGCTTTGTCAGCTCCGAATAGGTGATCTCGCCGTTGTCGAATTTCGTGGCAAGCTCATCCTGTTTGGTCTGGATCGCGGCAAGGCGCTGATCGGCGGTCGGCTGTTGCGGTTGCGGCTGTTGCTGCGGCCCGCCTTGGGGCTGGGGCTGCTGCTGCCGGGCTTCCGCGACACCGCGCCACCGGGCGGCTTCGAGTTCAGCTTTGTGGACGCGAGCCAGCACTTCGGCAAAACGCTCCGGCGGGATCATCTGGCCGCCGGCGGGAGTGTGCTCCCTGGTCGGCTGCTGATCCGGCTTTTGCGTTTGTCCGGGTTGCTGCTGGTCGCCAGTCTTTCCGGGTTCGGCTACCGGTGCCTGCTGTCCCCTCGCCGCTGCCTCCTCGGCTTCAACTGCGGCTTGAGCTTCAGCGAGCGCCGTATCGTCGGGATCGACAAACTGCGGTCCGGGCTCCGGCTCTTGCGGTTGCGGCTGCGGTTGGACAGCGGCACCCGTTTCGTTCGGATCGGGCTGCGGTTGTTGATCGCCCGGATTGGGCTGAACATCGCTACTCGTGGTCATGTCATCCTCTGCGCGGGAAAACTTTGCGGAAACGCCCGAACGGCGGCGGCCCGGCCGGATGCGCTCCGGCAGGCGGAAACATTCGGCACGTCTCGCCGAATGACGGAGGCTCGCCATCACGCGTGACGGCGGGCTTAAAGATTTCAGTGATCGAAGAAGAACGGATCGAACGGCAGATGCGGGTCGGAGCCGTAAGGTGGCGGCGGCGGCACCATCATCACCGTGCCCGATTGCGGGCAACGGAATAGCAGCGCGCCCTTGTCGAGCAGCACGCGCTCGCCGGTCGGGGTTTCCCAAACGTCGTTGTTCACGTGGCGCTCAACGATCGTCCAACCGAATGAGCGCGGCGAAGCTGGCGTGCCGACACCCCGGACGTAGCGCATCAGTGTAGCAAGTCCTTTGCGCCCACCCACATGGTGTGCATGGCGCCGGCCACCGCTATGGTAATGGCACCCAGGATCGCCTTGCCGAACAAGCCCTCGGATCGCTCGCGGGTCTTGTCGAGGAATTGCATGTTGCGCTGCCAGCGCAACGGGTCTTTCGGATCAATGCCAAACTTGATCGCGAACTCATCAAGCGCTTCGCTGGTGCCTTCCTTGACGAGCTGTTTCATGAGCGCCGCATCGCGGGCGCGCATTCCGCCGATGTGGAGGCGTTCCTCGTTGTCGGCGCTCATTTTAGTTCCTCAATGACGGCGGCAATTGCCCGCGGGCGCGCTTGTAAAGCTCACCTTGGCCCGGCTCGAGCACCTTGCGCATGTGCAGGTTCCACAGCTCCCAGCCGCCCTCGCAGAGCCCGATGATGTTCTCAAGGCCGGTCGCCAGGACGCCGGCAAAGTCCCGCGGCTCGCACTCGTTCTCGACCCATTCGATCGGGATCTGCACGTCTCCATCCTCGTCGAGCCACAGGATGACGTAGCGGCTATATTCGGCCTCTCCGGAGCGCGCGAGGACCGCGAGCCCGTTCTGCATGTCGGCCGGCTTCGGATCGGTGAAGACGATCACCCAGGCGCCGTTGTGGTGCAGCTCGCGATTGAGCTTGTTGAGGACATCGACCGCGAACATGGTCTGCTCGCCGATGATCTCGGGCGAATAGGGATTGTGGGTAGTGATCTCGCCGTTGTCGCGGCGGATGAAAGCGTAGTGCCGGCCGTCGCCTTTCAAAATCTCGCCTTCGGCGGCGAAGCGGCGCAGCAAGGCTTTGGTGATGAGCCGGTCATCGTCGAGCATCGGCATGGCGCTCTACCTCACTGCGTAAATGGCGTGACGTCGGCCGCGACCGGCCCGCGCCCGAGCGGACCCGGCGTTTCCTGGTGCGGGCTCGGCATACCGCCGTGCGGCGCATGGTGCGCGGGCTTGTGATGGGCGATGGCGCGCTGCGGCTGTTGGCCGTGCTGCTGTTGCTGTTGCTGTTGCTGCTGCGCCTGCGCATTGGCCTGCCACATCGCCTTGATGCGCTCGATCCACTCGTCCTTGCGCGGCATCGACGACGCGTCGATCAGCAAGTCCGCGGCCATCGGCAGATAAGGCCCGATCGCCGGCCCGAGCTTCTCCAGAAGCATCAGCATTTCTTCGAACTGCGCGTGCAGGAACGTGTCCGACAGCGGCGCGTCGTCGATGACCACGGCATATTTGCCGATCGTCACGTCGTTGTTGATCGCCGCCAGCCCCGATGTCGGGTCCTGCATTTCCTGGTTCAAATGGACCTGGGAGAAGTGGCCGTTCTTCCCCATGATCCGGTAGATGCGCGGCTCGGTGTACCAGCCTTGAATGATGCGCAGGTGCGAGGCGCCCAGCAGCATCTTCGAGCGCTTGAAGTTGTCCATATAGGTCTGGATCGCCAGCACCGCCTGGCGCTGCTTGGCCTGCAGCGCGCGACCGGATTGCACGTTGAGTTCCTGACCCAGCGCCGCCTCGTTGATGCCGGCGATGGCCTTGATGTCCTGATCGGCGTCGTCCTCGAGCTGCTTGTGCGCTTGCGCGGTGCCGCCGGGCACGATCTGCTCGGGCTTCTGTGCTCCCGCCTTGTAGACGATGTTGACGCCGGGCGATGAGCCGTACTTCTTCATCGCCCGCTCTTGGTGCGGGGTGAAGGTTTGGTCGGTATACGTCCAGCCGCCGTTGGCGAGCTTGCCGGCAATCTCGATGCGCGAATTGCGCCGCTTGTTCTTCTCCTGCTGCGGATCGACCAAATCCTCCACCATGCCGCGGGTGATGCCGCGGCGGAAATAGGGGAAATATCCGGTCTTGGTGTAGCCCTCGTAGTAGGACGGCTTGTCGTAGAGCAACAGATCGCCGGCGAACGTCGTCCACTGGATGCGCTCGACGGTGCGGCGCTGGATTTTTACCGGGGTGCCGACTTGCTCGGCGTAGAGCATGATCTTCTGCAGCTCGTTGGTGCCCCAATGATCGGGCAGCACTTCGCGGTCGCCGGTCTCAAGATCGATGGCGACGTTGCGCGGCTCTTTCACCTTCCACTGCATGTCGATCAGGCGGATGGTGCGCCGCGATGTATCGACGAAATCGCCGACCAGCGAATAGAAGCTGTCCCACCAGGCGTCCTCGACGTCCTCGCGGGAACCGAAGGTGCGCACCGGGCTGATCTCGTCGGTCACGATCATCGACGAGATCGGCGCCAGCGGCGTCTGCCCGAGCACGAACGGCCGCAACAGCGACATCGCGTCCTTGCCGAACGTCGCCTCGATCTCATCGAGCGAGACGTAACGGCTCTCGCACATGAAGTTGGCCGATTCGTCGAGGTTGTAGGCGTCGGCGTCGGGATCGGGATAGACCGCGAAAGGATCGCTGGCGCTTGTGTTGATCTCGCCGAATTCATTGCTCTCGAAGCTCAACCGGGTGTCGTACCAGCCGCGGCCGGTGAGAAGCCCATCGAGAAACACTTCGGTGTCGACGTAATCGAGATGCGAGCCGGTGGCGATCACCTTCTCGACGTCGCTCAACGCGGTGGCGACCGTCTCGGCCGAGCGCATGTCCTGGCCGGGCTTGAAGGTGATGTCGGTCTTGTTGGCGCGGTGATAGCCGAGCACCAGCCGCACCAGCGGCGCGATGATGTTGAACTTGAAGTGCGGCCGGCGCTGGCGGCGCAATTCCGCTTTCGCCGCTTCCGCCCACTGCCGGCCCTCGAAGAAATCGACACACACCTTCGCCGGCTCCGCCCAGCGCAGTTGCGCATAGGCCGCGCGCTGCCACTTTTCGGCCAATAGCAGGACCTTCGCGGGATCCTGCTTGGGCAGCCGCTTTGGGGGGACGGGACCGAATTTCATGGAGAGTTGGCGCTAGTCGCCTTGATTCCAAGGAAGTGCTGCCATTGTCAGGTTTTCCTTCCGTTGCAGGCGCGCCGATCGCGGCGCGGGTGGTGCGCCTCAGCTCGCCGGATAGACGATCATGAAGGTGATCGTCTTGGTGCTGAGGTTCGAATTCTGCTGCGTGGCGAGCGCCGCGCCGAGGATCTGCGCGGTCGATGTTCCCGCCACCGCCTTGATGAATTCGTTTGCCGCGTAGCCCAGGATGCTGCCGAACACGGCGGCGTAGCTCTGGTTAGGGACCGCCACCGGCAGCGAAATCGTCGCCTGATGCGTGTCGGCCGTACTCGGGAAGGTCAGCGTGCCGTAGGCAAAGACCATGTTGCCGTGCTGGCAATATTGCGCGCTGACGCCCGTGAAGGTGAGGCCGCCGCCGCTCTGATCGGTCGGTGTCCACGACGTCGGCGGAACGAACGGCAGCGGAGTGGTTTCAATTTTCGCCATCGGCCGGGCCTATGCGAATTGAGCGTCGAACCAGCAATCCGCCGATCCGATCGTTTTGGTGGGGCCGGTCGAGGAATTGGAGACGACAATGCCGGTCGCGAAGGCCCGCCCACGCGAGCCGAAGTCGATGGAAAAATTCGACGATGCGGGCACCGTAAGGGTTACGACCGGCACCGCCGTATCAGCCGGCAGGGTCGCGGCATCATGGAGCTGAATGAATTGCGCGGATGTTTTGCTGTTGTAGCCGCTCAAGCCGTAGAGCGTTCCCGCTGAAGCTTTTATGACGTGCGAGGCCTCGTAGGCTGGGCTGCTCGCATTGGAAGCGGCCGCTAACGTCGTGGTGATACCCGCCGCAATGAGCTTCACCAGGCCGCGGAGATATTGCTGCAGCGTGCCGGCGGCGTCGGTGATCACCGCGCCGCCCGTCGTCACGCCGATGGTCACCTGATCGCCGTCTGCGGATTTAACCGCCATCTTGGCGCCTGACACCGCGCCGGCGAGTGTGTCCGTATCTGTCTTGATCGCGGCAAGCGCGCCCAGTGACGTTTCCGCAGCGGCGTCGGTCACCGAGATCGTCCCGGCCAGCGACGTGGCTACAGCCTGAATGCTCTTACTGATCTGTTTCCAGATCGAAATGCCGGAGACCGGCGTCACATCGGTCGCGGTGCTCGCGGCATCGGCCTTCGCGCCGATCGTAGCCTGGCCGCCATCGGCCATCAGCGCGTCGATCGTGGAAACCGTCGCGCTGCCCGCAGGCCCGCTTGGAACGCCATTGGTCAGAGTGACGCTTGTCGCGTTCGGCATGATCTAAAACCCCAAATAGTAGTAATACTCGCCGGTCCCGCCACCGCCGGAGCTGCCGCCCTCGAAGGCAGTGCCCTGGCTGTCGCCGGACACCACGCGCGGTGGATCGTTCGGCGATGACGCGCTCTGCTCGTTCTGCATCAGTAGGTTTCGACGACGCTCACCGCTTGCGTCGCGCTTTCGGCGATGCCCCACACCTCGGCTTGCGTCGGGATGGTGACGCTGGCGCCGGCGACGCCGACGAGCTGCGCGCCGGTCCCCGTGGTGACGCCGCTCGAATTGCCGAGGTCGATCGCCACGGTGCCCTTATTGATGATCGTGATGGCGTTGCGCCCAGGCCTGCGCGCGGCAATCAAGGTCGCTTGGGCGCTTTGGACCGTGACTTGATTGGTATCGAAACCGCCGGTGCCTGACATCGCCGCACTCCGTTAGCTGATCCGCACCGAGTTGATGTTGGCCACCATGCCCGATGAGGCGGTCTCGGTGAGCACCGTCTCAAGCTCGAAGGTGACCTTGTCGCCCGGATTGAGCGTGGTGCCGGTGATGGTATGGGCGACGTCGGCGCCGGCGGCGGTCATCGCCTGCGCGGCCGGGCCGAGGTTTGCGCCTTCGGTGCCGTCATTGGCGGCACGGTAGGCTTTGACCTGCACCGTTTTGGTCGAGAGCGTGCCCGCGCCGGTGATCGAGCAATTGGTGGTGACGGTGATGTTCTGCCCGGCCTTGTACCAGGCCGGCAGCACGTATTCGAAGATCGCGTCGTCGGTCTTGGTGTTGTTGTTGGCCGATTCCGAGACCAGGAATGCGGAGGTGCCGAGCGTGATGGACTGGCCGAATTTGCCGGCTGCCGCTGCGGCCGCAAGCGCGGAGCCGTCCGCATTCTTGAAATCGGCGAGCTTGATCGGCGTAGAGCCGAGGAGCCCGTTGGCGCTCTGCGCCACCTGCGACACGATGCCGGGCTTGTTGGTGCCGCCGGAGAAGGCGGCAGCGGTCACCGTACCGGTGAGCGTCACGTTCTGGCTGGCGTCCGCGGTGAGCACCTTGTTGGCTTCGGCAGTGCCGTCCACGGCGGGCAGTAGTGCGGCATAGAACTTTTCCTGGCCGACATGCCAGGCGCTGCCGAGCGCGAAGCGGATGTTGTCGAGAAGCGCCATGATCGTGTCTCCTGGTTAGCTGGCCATAAAGTCGCCGCCGGCCGCTTCGTCTTCGATGTCCTGCATCCACTTCGGGGTTTGCAGCTCAAGCGGCTCGGGGAAGATGACGGAAAGTTCGGGGTCGAGAATGCGGCTCATGCCATCGAGCATGTCCTCGTGGCTGAGCACCGGGAACGGCTTGTATTCCTCGTTCAAAAACACCTGCACCAGATTGAGCGTGTGTTTTTCAGAGACCGTGGTGTAGAGAATGCCGGCCTCGGGCAAGAGCATCCGGCCCTGCTCGAAGACCGGGATCAGCCGCTTGATGCGGTCGATCTTTTTCAGCGAACCGGCGAGCGGGGTGATGCCGAACCGATAGTTGGTCTGCGCCATCACGTATTGCATGTGCTCGATGTCCGCCTGCAGGCCGTACTCCTCGTAGCCGACATTGAGCGGGCGCCACTTACGGTGCAGGTAGAACAGCGCTTTCGTGCGCTCGGTGAGGTTCAGCCGATCGCGGATCGCGTCGCAGACGTAATAGTGCTCATCGCCGCCGGTGCCGATCACCCACATCGTGGTGTAGTCGCTGGTCGGCTTCTTCTTCGAAGCCGGATCGACCACGATGTAATGGTTGAGCCCGGTGAAGTTTTGCCCCGGCCAGTATTTGATCCACTTTTCGTTGAAGCCTTGCGCCTTGTCCGCTGTCGGATTGAGCAGCATTTGTGCTCCGAAGGTGTAAGGCCCTTGCAGCCGGCGCTTTTCGGCTAGGAACTCGGCCGAGCGCAGCACCGACTTCGACCAATCCTCTGAGCCGTCCGACGTGCAGGGATGAATGCGAGCCGGGATTCCGCGCTCCATCATCACCGAATAGGTATCGAATAGGTGGTAGCGGCTGCCCTGAAATCGCGTCCAGCCGCCCTCGGTCCCAAGATTGTCCGACAGCTCCCACGCCTCGGTGGTCTTGTGGATCATTTCCGGCGTGGTGACGCTGCGGTCGGTCACCGTGTCGTCGTAGTCGCGAATGAAAAAGTGCTTGCCGATGGGCTGGCCGTCGACCAAGCCCCAGGCCTCGATCGTCGCCTCTTTCGGGTTGGTCTTGCGCTTGACGATCAGCCCGTCGTCTTCCGACCACTTCGGCGCCTCGTTTTCCGGATTGGCCCACAGCACGTCTGGGAAGATCGCCTTCAGGTCCTCGTTATTCTCGCACTCACGCTTGATCTGCCGCAGAAAGCCCTTGGCGCTCGGCCGCGTATGCGAGAATAGCCCGATGGTGACTTCGCGGCCGTTATAGCGCGGCTCGGGATCCTCACCGTGGCTCGCCAGCACATCCTGCAGCGACAGCCCGAAGGTGATGATCGTGGACTTGTAGTGCTCACGCGCCCACAGGTCCAAATAGCCGTTCGGCGCCGCCCCTACTTCCCGGCAGCGCTCGAACAGCCAATCATGATTGATGTCGCGCCGCTTGCAGGCGGCGGTGAGCAGATAAAATAGATCATTGCGGATCAGCTTCCGCTTCGCCCGGCGCAAATCCTCCGGTGACCGGGCCGAAGCTGTCGTCAGGATGCGGACGTACCACTGGATCGTTTCGAGCCGGTTCTTCGGCAGCTCCAGGCGGAACATCGGCCAGGACAGCGGCAGCGCCGAAGATGGCTGCGAGTTCATCCTTCACCTCGGTAGGGGTTTGCGGCGCCACGGGCTGTGTCTGGATCGGCTTGCCGCCAGGCCCTGACAATTCGCGCCGATTGGTGAAGAAGCCGCCGACTTCTTTTGCGGCCTGCTCGGCGAGTTCCTTCGCCATGCCCATGTTGCCGAGCGCCTCGGCCTTGCTGGCCATGCGATCGAGCATGCGCAGCCGATAAACCTGCGACGCAATGCCGATCGCCGCGGTGTCGGCGAGATAGAGCTTGCGCGCCTCCTCGAACAGCGCCTTGAGCTCCGGTGATAGCGCCTTGCCCGCGACCTTGGTCGGGTCGTAAGCCTCGACCCGCTGGCGGGTGACGTCGATCCCGAAGTCTGCCTTGACGGTCGCGGCTACCTCTGAGGGGGTGTCCCAGCACGCCAGCTTCGAGACGATAAAGCGTTTGATCTCGTCGGCGAGTTCGTCGGGAGCAGCCATCGGTCAAGGCCGGGTCAATGTCGCGCGTGACAGGTGCCGCAGGCGCCGCGGATGAATTCGGGATCGACCGTCGGGATCTCCGCAGCCGCCGCGACCATCGCCGCCACATCGGCCGAAACCGCTCCGTACCGCTTCACCACCCCGATAAACTCCTCAACGTCATGGCCGCGCATGGTGAAAACCGGGATGCCGGTATCGCCGGCGAATTTCGGCTGCCCGAATTCGTCCTTGGCCTGGCCGCAGTGATAAAGCTCGTGCTCGACCAGCGCGCAGAACTCGGCGTCGCTTGCCTGCGCCGCGTACTCAGCGTCGAACGTCAACAGGAAATCCAGGTCGCCGCCGAACCATCCGAGGAGTTGCGATTGCGCTCTTGCCCGCGCCCACTTCCCCATCGAGCCACCCGGCGGCTTGAACTCGGCTTGCCCGACGATGATCCGGCCGTGCCGGCTGTTGCGCACGCCGGCCCACAACACTCCGATCCGCGCACTGATTAAATGACCGTGATCCGGGTTGGCGAGACCGCCGCTGTCCTGGATGAACGTCGCCGTGATCCACTCCAGCATGTCCGGCGCCGGCGCGAACATCGGGCCGTGGATCGTGCGCGCCACGATCTCTGCTGGCGGCTGCGGGCGCATCGGCATCCTTCAAAGCGAAAGGCCCGGCTGCGAACCGGGCCTTTCTGTACGCGGTCTGCGAAGCCAGAGCTCTTCTTACGCCGTGGCCGCCCGCTTGCGCATCGTGCTCGAGCTGCGCTTGGTGCGAGCCCGTGCCGCGCGCGGCGTGGTACGGCGGTTGCGCGCGCTCGACGAGCGGCGCGAACGGGAAGATGTACGACGTGGTGACGACATTATTGCCTCCATCGCCCGAATGATTCGGGGTAATGTCGGCTATACAGCGCCGCTGGATGAAAGTGAATCCCTTTTGCGCTATGCGTGGCCGCCGTGCCCCAAAAGCGCACCCAGGTCGAGCGCCTCACCGTCCTCGCGTCGCTGACCGCGTTTGAGCAACAGCGCCTTTGTAATCGACACGCCGAGAGGAGCAAACTCGCACTCTGTGCCTTGAACGATCGCCGGGAGCGTCGCCATGGGATCGTCCACGTATGATAGCCGCACCTCACTGCCGGCCTTCACTGCCCCATCGAGCGAGAGGATCACAATGAAATTGGGCTTCGCCATTTCAATCCTCGTTGTCCAGTTCCGGCATGTCGTCCGGCTCGCCGCAGGGATCGTCGCGGGCAATGTCGTACTCGTCGTCGTCGAGCGGATCAGGCGCGCAGTCGGGCATCACGGCGCGCCTTGCGCTCCTCGTAGGTGAGCGGGCGGCAGCGCTCGCGGAGCACGGTGTGATAAGCCGTGGCTGGGTTGCGATTGTTGGCGCGTGCCCAGGCGCGAACATCGCCGCCGGCGCGGTCGATCGCCATCAGTTCGGCGACTTCCTCTTTGGTGAACGCCGATCGGTTGGCCACGGATTTTCCCCCTCACCGACATAGCGGGCAGTTCGGAATAACGCACCAGCGGCCAATTGTGGGCCTCGATTTTCGGGCGATGGTGCGAACGAAACGCGAAAGCGGCGGTTTCAGGCAACTTGCCAGGGCGCAAGCCCGGCAATCGGCCGCGTCAGAAATGCAGGAAGCCGCAGCATGATTGTTACCTCAGCACACTGGATCGGCCCACGCGGGCGGAAACTCTTGCAGCAACACGTCGCGCACCGCGCCGCTGCGGAAAGCGTCCTCTGGAAACAGGAGAGTGCGCCGCTCGGCATTGGCGAAGCGCTGGTACGACAAGATGTAGCGGCGCTCAGCCCCATCAAAGCTGCAGGCGAAGGACTTTGGATCGACACCCGCGTTGGCCCGGACCGCTGCGAAGACCGCTTCCTTCCGAAGCTGTATGCAGCCCATTTGCAATCGAGCGCTCACTTGCCCCTCGGCAAATAAACCCGCGGCTCGACATGGCCGGATGACGCCACCATGGCGCCATTGACCACCGACAGCCAGCGGCCGTGATGCTTGTTCGGCTCGGTGCTCGAGCGGATCGTCGCCAGAATGATCTCCGGCGGCTTGCCCTTGCCGACCACGGCGCAGAAGTTGATGGCGCTCTGAAAGCACTCCTCGGCGGAGCCGTTGGTGATCTGCACAAAGCCGCGGATGACCTTGACGCCAAAACCGTGCGGGCCGGACGAGACGAACGGCGCCCACAGCTTCGGCAACAGGAAGCCCATGCGCACTTCGGGACACCATCGCGTCGGATAGCGCTTGGCGTATTGCACGTTAAGCGCATCGAGCCGCTCGATAAGCGGACGCTTCGGCGATTGACGCCGATCGGTCTTGCGGTTGGTGATCCACTCACCGTCCCGCTGATGGAGGGCGCGGCCGCTCATTAGCTTACGCTCCCCGATCATTTGATGCGCGTCCCGGTCCCGGCTCGGACGACTGACAGAGCCAGACGCAACCAGGACCGGGAACGCGCGAAGCGCAGTGAGGTGCGCTAGACCTGATCCCCACTTACAGCGCTGCTGGAAATAGATGCGCTGCATCGGTTAACGGGGATTCAACAAAGGGGAGCCCGCGGGCCGAGGGCGCTACGTCTCGGCTCTAACCGGCGGTCCAGAAGGATGCGGGGCCGTGTGGTTCCGCCGATCGCTCGGCCCGGGAGGCCGCCGCGAGCATTTGGTGCCGGCGACGACTGTGCGTCGATGGCGACGAGGACAGCTAACAACGCTCTTTGCGAAGCTGCGCTGTCGGCGCCTTTGCCGGCAAAACGAAATCCCGCCGCGGCGGAACCGGGCGGGCTGACAATTTCACGGGTCACAGTATCGTCAATAGCGCAACTCTCAACAAGCGTCCTCCGAAAACTAGGTAAATGAATTGTAGGTCTTGCCTACCCTCCTAGATACTTCAGCGGAATTTTCTGCGGCCGACAGCCAAGGAAAAGGCGGAGCGCTCGGTGGCAACGCGAAATGCTCCGTCATCCGGCACCTCTCCGCCAGCTCACAGAGCGCCATCCACCACACGGCGTATTCGAAGCGAGCGCGCAAGATGATGTCGATCGACGGCACGAGCTGAAGCGGAGAATGAGCGCCTTCTGCGTACCGGCGTCCCTTGGTGATGCCTCGCACAATCGGCTTATTGTTGCTGCCAAGGACGCGCGCAATCCGCGGTGCGCCCGTCACCCAATTCGGCCGGTTGCCGAGCCGGGCATGGATCGGCACAAGCTTTGCTGGGGATAGCTCGCGTGCATCAAAGCCGGTCTCGTGCAAAATCTCCTCGCGGACGACGATGCCCGCCACCTCGCGTTTTTTTCGCTTGATGATCGTCGTCTCGACCGCGCGGAAGACTTCGCGCGTCAACCACACAGCGAGATCGCCGAGCAGCTGCTTGGCCATCGGCAGGGTGAGCCGCGCTGGCTCAAGTCCGCGCACGGCATAATCGAGCATCAGCGCGTCGTGATGCGGCGCGCCATACATGACGGCATCTGGAATCGTGGAAACGTAGCCGCCGCCGCCGCCACCCCCGCCCAGCATAAAGAGATCGTCCCCAAAGCTTCGCGTCCCGTCATCAGGGAGCCGCTTCGGTAATTCGTGTACGTATGCCCAGCGTAAGATTTGTTCGATGTCGAGCCGCTTCTTCCCCGCCACCAGCACCCTCACATGCTGCCATGGCTCTTGCGTCCGATAACTTAAAAATGCGGCGCGACCGCCCTCACGCAGTCACGCGTGATGCGATTACTCGTAGATCGGCTTGACCAAAAACTTATGCATTTCGCTGGTGCCGCCCTCGACATCGATATGGCCGTAAGCTTCCACCAGGATGCCGATGAGGATCGGAGATCGCGGCTCGCCGCCCTGCTCGATCGCTACCCTCTTTTCACTCGGCTTTTCACTCAGCGATGCGATATTGCCAGCGGCGGCTTGCTGCGCGCCGCCGGCAGGCAGCCGGCTCGGCTTCGGCATTCCATCGAGCGCGGCCTCGATCAAAGCTTTGACGGCCGCCGGAGCGTAGGCGTCATGCAGTCTGCCTTTTGCGGCGGCAACAGACGATGCGGTGATGTTGATGTGGAAGCTCATGATGATGTCCCCTCGGAAAAGCGCGGCTGTGCCGCGGCTCGAGCTTCCACGGTGACTGTAAAGCTTTAGGGTTGGGTTAATCGTCGGCGGTGATGCGCCGGCCGGCGCCGTCGCGCAGCAAATTCAGCACAACCTCAAGCGCCACATCGCCGAAGCCGAGGTCGAATTCGACCCTGGCCAGGTGGATGCCGTCCCGGATGACGATGGAGCGCAGGCAGCCTTCGACCAGGACCGGAACCTTGGTGGCGCCGGCGACTTCGGCCGCAATTTCCGCGCTGGGAGGCGCCATCGAAATCGGTTCCCGTGCCGCGGGAAAATAGTACGATTTGCGCCCGTAAATCTAGCGGAGATTCAATAGCTTATCAAAATCAGTGAATTAGCGATGACACCTTAGCCCTCGCGGGTATCCTCGTGGGCCGGTGTCTCGAGCTGCGCCGCCTGCAGCGGCTTGCCGATCGGGGAATCGGGATGCACCCGCACCCGGTCCACGCACATTGCCGCATAGCGGCCAGCGCCTTCGACCACGCCGACGATGCGCTCCAGGTCGGCTGCCGTCTCGCTATCGCGGCTGTGGGTTTGCATGTGCCCGATGAGCCGGTCGAGGTCTTCGGCGAGCGCGCAGGTGGCGTCGGTGAGCCGCTTGTGCAGATCTGTAAGCGCGGTCGCCTGCAGCGGCGGCTCGAAGTCGTCGGGCTCGAGCGGCATCAGTTCTTGCCTCCCTGGAT